CCAGATCAGTTGAAACAAAAAGGAATGAATATTTCATCCAAAGGAGGTGTATCTTTAAGTTTTGAAAACATAGACCCTCTTTATGATTACCAAGCAGCAAAAGAACCATTTAATAAAAGCGTTTCTTATTCCGTTGCAATATTGAATGCAGATAATGATTTGCAAAAAGCAATAAAAAAACTCGGTGGATTTCAAAACATTTCATTCTCAACAAAAAGGGGTAAAAATTATATTCCATACCAAGAGGATGGTGTAAGTAAAAGTATAGAAGTTAAAGATGCCACTCGTAAGGCAACGGAATTTATGCTTGGGGTTGCACAAGGAGCTAAAGATGCATTCATGCCATTGTATGGAACAGAAATTGATATTCCTGCTGTTGGTGGTGGCAGAGATATTAAATCCTTAGAAGGCAAGATCGGGACTGATCCAAAAACTGGAAAGCAATTTAAGATTGTAAATGGTCAACCAGTGCCTCTATAATAAACAATATGAGCATTCGTATTGAAGACCTCGTTTTCGATGGAGGCAGCAATAAGGTATCAATTGATGATCTTGTTTTTGATGAAGGAAGGCAACAGACACTTCAAGAGCAGGCTAAAGTAAGCGAGCTTCGTCAAGTCCCAGAGATGATCAATCGTGGGCAAGGTCTTCCTATAGGTGGAGAACCAATGGTAGGCGGCCCAGATATATTGGCTCAAGAGCAACGCCAAACCAAGACCTTCATGGAAGATGAGGAAGGCAAACCTGTAGAGGTTCGTCGCGCCCAAGCAATTGATATTGGTGGTAAGATTATCCAAGAACCAATTAGCCCAGATGGAATGACGCTGGACTTCCGAGGGAATCTGATCAAAGAAAAGACCAAGGAACTTGAGTCCGCTTCTGGTCTTCCATACTCTGAGTATATCAATAAATCAAATACTCTACGCTCAGAACTCTCAAAACTACAGCAAGAGCAACAGAAGCATGAAGCAAATCAACTCAGTTTCTTGAGTAAATTGATTACCCGCAAGCCGGGGGTTTCTGTAGATGTAGAGACTGGATTGGGAGAAGAGAGGATTACTGGGGTAGAGAGTGAAATTACAAGTATTCCAATTCTGACAAGGGGAAAGGCGGCGATTAAGAGGGTTGGTGATCAGCGTCAATTCATAGATAACATTATCGGAAACGATAAATTCTTGGACTACATCAAAACCAAAGGAATCGATGCGCCCGGAATGATGTCTCGCATTGCTGGTCAGTATCTGAATATTGGTGAAGCACCAGATAAAGTTGAACAACTAAAGCAGAATCCAGAAGTAAGAAAGCTCGCGGAAGAATGGGCGATGACATCTCCCGACTTCATGGATTTAGCTACGGATATTTTTAAGCGAGCATGGGATGGATACGCTGGGGCTATTGGGTCTGGAACTGTTGGCCCAGTCGGTATGCTCTTGAAAGAAGCTGGCTATGAGCAAGCAGGACAATCATTGGTAGAAGCCGCCGAGTATGCAGACCAGCAAAGACAACTTGGTCAAGACCCAAGAAGGGTTGGAGCATTAGCTCAGTTCGGTAGAGATGTGTCTGGTGGACTTGGATTTAGTGGTGCTGCGATTGTAACTGGTGTATTGGGAAATACTGCTCGCGCATCACTTGGATTAAACTCTGCAAGGGCAATCGATCTTTTTCAAAAAGGAAATACACTTACATTCTCTGGGTTGAATAGTGCATGGGCAGGATACTCAGAAGCCAAAGCGGACGGGGCTACAGATGACCAAGCAAAGCAAACGGCACTCTTCTCCGCTCTAACACAAGCACCATTGGAATTGGTGTCTCCATTGCAAAAGTGGGTAAGTCGATTTGATCCAAAACAACAAGAAGCAATCTACAAAGGTCTTAATAGGGCCGCGCAAGCCGTAATCGAAGGAACTGAAGAAGCGTTGTTCAATGAGATGCCGCAGCAGATTGCTGGTAATTTGGTGAAGAAGTATGTCTACGATCCCAACCAAGACATCTTTGAAGGAACTGCATACGCTGGCGGTGTGGGTGGGGCATCGGGTGTAATTACATCCATCTTCACCCAGATGATTGCTGGAAAGCGAGCTAAGAAGCAGGCAATAAATGGTGATCAAGAAGGTTCAGAAGAAACTGATATTGAATCCAAGGCAGATGCTATGGCTGACCAGTTAGCTCCAGACGCAGTATCTGATCTGGCGCAACAGATGACTGCTGTGAGCGGAGATATCGACAATCTTAAAGAAGAGATTGCTAACGACGAGATGGGTCTACAGGCGATTGAAAAAACCGCGCCAGAATACCAAGCCGCCGAACTGGCATTGAATGAGAAGAAGACCAACCTCGCGCAATTACAGACCCAATTTGATAAACTCTCCGCAGGCCCAGCAGAAGTTAAAACAGAAGCCCCTGCCGCAGCACCTGCAACACCCACCGCTACCAAGGAAGCAGCACTCGCAAAGATCGATGAACTGAACAAAGAGTTCGATGCTTTGGATGAGAACGACCAAGTAGGCATCAATAGGGTGAACGAAGCTATCGCAGTTGAGCAGAATAAACTGGCTGAACTTACCGCTATTGAGCAAGGAGTAGAACCACAGGGAACAACGCCAACCCGTGAGATTGGACTACCACCATCGGGTAGAAGGTCAGAATTTGGAACCTTCTTTCCAGATCGACCAGTCCTTCAAGCGTTCGTTAAAGCTACAGACAAAGTTCTTGGTGGCATCAAGGCTACAGGGAAACGCGCTCAGAAGCTCAAGAATGCGATCAGAACAGGGATTGCTGCCAATGCAGGGTTCTTGGCTGGAACGAATACAGAGGTCATCTCAAGCGAAGAATACGCCAAGCTGACAGGTGGTAAACAAGTAGCCGCCGACACTGGCACATACCGCGCAACATTCTTGAATGGTAAAAAGTATCTGGTAGTTCCAGATGTAAATGTTCTTCAGCAATTAGCGACCCAAGGTGAACAACGAGCAGCAAGCAGAGACGCTGCATTAGATCAAGAGTCACGGGCTACAGCAAAGAAACTGGAGGAGGAGATGATCCACCTCTCCATGTTCCAAGGTATCCAAGACGAATACAAAGCTCTCAAGAAACCTAAACTCACAGAGCAAGAATACATCGTAAAGCGAATCTCTGACATAGCCCAAGAAGTAAAGCGCACGAATCCAAATGCACTACCGGGTGTGTCTGAAGTATACTTGAATGAGAAGAACAAGAACCTTGATGATCTTACCTTCTCTCAAGAGTTCATGCGAATGGTCATCCAGCGTGTAAGAACTGGGCAGATCACTGAGGACTTGAATGCTATCAGACAAGCAGAGAAAGAATCCTTCTCTGATAAAGGTGCTATTGCATCGCTCAAGAATTCAATCCTAAACGCTCTTCAATTCCTCCGCAACTCCATCGCTCGTTACCTTGGCAAAGGAACCTCGACCAAGGAAGTAAAGAAGATGGAAGATACCATCAACAACATCCTTGATGAGTATGGTATCGTGAAGGGTGAGGCTAATTACGAGTTTAAAGATTACTCTGCCGCTCAACCTAAAGGTGAAGTGAAGGTAGCAGAAGAAGTTGCGTCTGCACCAGAAGCCCCAGCAACCGCAGTATCGGAAACGATAACTCCAGCGATTGAAGCTGGTGCGCCATTCTTTCAAGATTTTGAAGTATTCAATAAATACGGAGAAGATCGTAGGGTAGAACGAATAGAAGTGCAGGCTAACAATGCACAAGAAGCGGCAGGATTAATTCGTGAAACAGATAAATATAGGAGGCTTGCTACCCAAAATAGAAACAAATCAATACGTTTGTTTCCTATGGGTGAACCAACTCAAAAAAGGCTTCCTACTGAATTTCCAATTATCGCCCGTGCTGGCGTAACTCCAGAAGGTGAACCAATGTCCAAGAAGAGTCAGACTGTGATGCAGAAGATCACAACAAGAATGATCTCTGACTTGGAAGCTCAAGCAGAAATGCTCAAGCCAAAGAATAACAAGGCATACACTGAGTATCAGTCCCGCGCTGCACAGAAAGATAAGAAGTGGAATAAGGCATTACTTTCTCCGTTCTCAATCGCCGCGAATCTATTCACATCGAACTCATTTACGGCAGCAAACAATGCCTTGGATAAGATTTTCAGAAACAATCCAGACGCTGACTTCTTTAGTGTTGCTCAGAACTTAGCAGGAATGGATGAGGCTACCGCACAGAGAGCATATAACATTTCTGCATACGAGAGATTGGTATTGATGGAGATGATGTATGAACTCTCTTCTGTTTACAGAAAAGAAGTGATGGATTCCAACATGAAGGCAACTGCCCGTGAATCCTTTGCTTTGGAATCTATTGATGTAGAAGCGGGATTGGCTCGTAATATAGCTCTGACTCTGCGGGAGAGTGGACGAATGGTTCAAGCCGCCGCTGCTCTCCGCAAACTTGTCGGTGCAGGAATGGCTATTGATACCTACAAGAGGAACATCATTGCCTCGATGGGTAATCTGTCAGCAGTTACAAGATCATCATTCAATGAAGTAGCCAATGCCATCCGAGGTGATCGGCGCAAGTCGATGGATAAGGTCTTCAATACTCAAGAAGTATTTAGGAAGGCAGCGTCCTTGATTAAGATGGCGCAGAGGAATCCAGAGAAGGTTCGTCAATCAATCCGCGCAGAAGTTTCTAAAAAGCAAACCGACTCAACCCGCCAGATTCTATTAGACTTTGCAGCGGGACTCTTCGATACCAAAGAAGACAAGTATGCCAACATGGTGGTAGACCAAACTGTTCAGAACATCCTTTCGATTGGAATGAACAAGAAGGAATTCTCCATCGATAATGTAACCAAGTTCATGTATCAGTCCTTTGCTGCCGCCGCGAAGCAGATGGGCATTCAACAAGCTGGAATTGAAAAGCAGAAGGCAGGCAAGCGCAGTGGCAAATACTTGGAGATGGTGAAGGCAGTTATCGGAAACGATAATGCTTACAAGTCCTTCTTGAATGATTTGGCAAACCGAATGGCAGAGAAGTATCAGAGTAGGGATGCCTTCAATGCTGACTTCGCGGAACTCTTCAAGGCACTTCGTTCAAACGAATGGGCAGATGGGCTGAGGACACAGGCTATCAAAGACTCAGCAGACTTCTTGAACTACAAGTTTGCTGACCTATTCACCTACCTTGGATCGAAGAGGAATGTAAACCAAGAAGCGGTTAAGCAGCACATCCGCACTGAACTTCAAGGAACTGGCGCATCAAACGAACTGATCGAGAAGTTCATCCAAGATACAGACAAGTATCTGAACGATGAAACGAGCAGAATCCTGCAAGATACACTTGGATTCCGTATCGATGAGAAGACAGGCAAGGTTATACCTAAACCACTTCTCTCACAGAAAATTCAAGAGGAAGCTGAAGCTCAGTTCAAAGCAATCAAGAACCTCAAGGATATCAGCAAGCTATCAACGAGCGATGAGGGTAACTTCAAACAAAACTTGATCAGTAGAATCATCACTGAAGTTGGAATGGATGAGCAAAATGCTACTGAGTTGGCTACCTTAATCTCCGCTCAAATGGAGAAGGCAATGCTGGCGCAGAGGAGCGAGAATGTAGACAAGGCTATCAAGAAAGCTCAAGAGATATTATTAAACAATAAAGTTAAATCAACCGCCAATCAACGCACCATCCTTCAGAAGCTAATTGAGATGGCAAACATGGGCGTATTGGATTCGGAGATGGTATATGAGGCATTCCGACAGACCCATGACTTCCCTAAAGGCTTCATGCCATACGATGCTGAGTTTGCAAATACTCTTCGTGAGTGGGGTGACAGGATTTCTAAACTTCCAGCAGGAGTTATCCGTAGCATCGAAGAGGACAAGATGGGCCGAGCATTGTTAGGCAGGTCTAAGTTCTCTACTGGCGATGTTCTCTCAAGCTATTGGTATTTTGCACTGATCTCACAGGCATCAACCTCTGTGATTAACGCTTTATCTGGTTCAAGTAACTTGATTGCCAACGTAGCTACATGGTCATTATACAACCCTAAAACAATCATTCCAATGATGAGGGCGATGTATTCTGCTATTTCTGGGAAGCAATCAGCAGCAGTGAATTCATTTCTGTATGTCATGCGTAACGGATTAAACCCATCTGGTATGCAGGATGAGAAGAGGGCTAAGTATCCTAAGACGAATGTGCTTGAGGGTGCTACCCCAGAGAACACTCCCAAGATTGTTTACTACCTTACCAACTTCGGTGACGGGAAGATTAACTTCCTCCCCGATTGGATGAACACAGCATTGAAGAATGTTAACCCAAGGCAGTTGATGCGACTGATGAGGGCAACTGATATGTTCTTGAGGGAAGTTGCATACGAAGCGAAAGCAGCACAACTTGGTGCAGCGGATTTTACAAGGGAAGGGTTTGACATGGCAAAGCGTCAAGCTGAGTTGGAGTTGGCATCATCGCAGGCTACAGGAAAACAGAAGGAGCAGGAAGTCATAATCCGCGCAAATGAAATCTATCGTGAGCAGAGATTGAAGGATGAGGAGAGACGAGCTATTGCGGAGCAGGCATCACTCGAAACTGCATTCAACCAAGACCCACAAGGCTTATTCGGCATGATGGCAAACTTTGTTAACGCACTTCTTGCCAAGTATCCAGCCACCAAATTCGTAATCCCATTCACAAATGTTGTGGCTAACGTAACGAATGAGTTCCTTAACTACACATTCCCAGTTGCAATGTGGCGCGTGTATCAATCCAAAAAGAATGGATTGAAAGATCCGTTTACCCAAGGTCGAGCAGATAAAGAACATGAGATAGCAATTAAGGGCGTGATTGGTTTTGCTGCTTTGGTTGTTCCTTTCATTATCCAAGCACTCACAAGTGGAGATGAAGAGGATCAAGAGAAACGTCCATATGTTCAGTTCTATGCTGAAGGGCCAAAAGACCCGCGACAAAAGAAAATCTGGCAGCAACGGGGAGGTCAGAAGTATTCGGTAAGAGTTGGTGATACATACTACTCATACCTATACACTCCACTTGTTATACCATTGGCTATGTCTGCGATGTTGCAGGAAGAAGTGAAGTCAATGAAGAAGAAGGGCGAAAAACTTCAAGCCGAAGACATGGGGAAACTTGCAGCAAGCGTTCTGACTGCACCATTCTCTGTTGGATTCGTTGCTGTCCTCAACCAATCATTCCTTACTGGTCTTGCTGACTTGTTGGAGTTCAAGGAATCTCAAGACCCAGTTCAAAAAGGAACGCAATTTGTAGGAGGAATCATATCCCGTATGTTGGTTCCGGGTGCATTCCGCGACATCAACAAACTCTACACAGAAGACAAAGCAGTGGGTGGAGATTACCTTTCAAACTTCTTCAAGGATATGCCCGGATCAGTGAACTTCTTGAACAAGGATGTAAATTACTTTGGTGATGATGCCAAGTTCCCATCTGCTGTGCAAGAGTCTGGATTCGGAAGACGCTTGGCAAGTGTTGTTGGGCGTATCGTTTCTACTGAGCAACCAGACCCAGCATGGGATGTTTTGTATAGAAACAACCTTACACCTCCAGCTTGGGATTCAAGTCTGTCATGGGATAACGGGAAGAAGATGACCAAGGAGCAGGAGTTGCAGTTTATCAGAGAGGCTGGGCCAATGATGCGTGATGCTATCATTGACATACAAGGTGATCTTGATGAGCTACCACTTGATGAAGCTCAAGACCTACTCAGCACAGAGATTCGTATCATCCGTAGAGAGGTGAAGGAAGACCTGCAAGATAGGTTGGAAATCCCTCTTGACATTGAGTGAGGCTGATGTAGTCTGAGTCCGCAGCTTGTTGCTGTTTCATGTTATTCATTAGGGGACGCACCTCGGAGAAATCTGGGGTGCGTTTTCTTTTATCGTTTCCGATAAAAATATTTTTAGAAATATTATAAAAAACTATTGACGATTATTGGAGGATTGGTAGTATCTACATTGTTGGACGGCACAACCCCCGTCCACATAAAACTAATGAAAGATACACCAACAGTAAAAAAAGAAACAACAGAAAAACCAGTAGTGAACTCCGAACTCCAGCGTGAAATCTATCTCCGTTTGGTATCGGCAGCGGCATCAGACGGCAAATTTGAATTGGGTAAATTGCCCAACGCACAAGCCGTAGTTAAGCAGGGTGACCACCTCAAAGGTGTAGCTGAATTGCTTGCTAATTGTTTCGAGAAATGACGATCACGAATAACTTCGGGCTACCCGCCCCTATGTTTCGCGCTCTTTCCCATGATGGGTATATGGCAGGAACAAAGAAGGCAGACATCTCGGTTACCACCTTGATCGGGCCACCTAAAATCAACCAACTCAAGAAGCGATACTCTGACCAGATCACAGAAGACGCATCCGACAGGGTGTGGGCATTGCTTGGTCAGTCAGTGCATAAAGTTCTTGAGCTGGCTGGCGGCGAAGATGAGATGACTGAGAAGCGTTTATACAAAGAGATCAATGGATGGACGCTGACTGGTCAGACTGACTTGTATGAGACAGGCAACAAAGTAATAAGTGACTTCAAAGTCACATCGGTATTCAGTTTCCTCCTCGGCGGCAAGTCTGAGTGGGAAGCACAGATCAACCTCAATGCTATGCTCTGGAGAGAGTATGGATACGAAGTCAAGAAAGGTCAGATCGTCGCTATCCTTCGGGACTGGCAGTCGAGCAAGGCTGAGTTTGATAAAGAGTATCCGCAGTGTGCAGTCCACATTGTAGACATACCTCTTTGGGATAACGAAGAGTGCATAGCCTACGCAGCGGAGAGGATCAAGTTGCACCAAGCAGCGGCAGCAATGCCAGACGATACCATCCCTGCTTGTGATCCAAAGGAACGCTGGGCTAAACCAGATACCTTTGCGATCAAGAAGGACGGGAACAAACGAGCAGCCAAAGTGTGCGATACATTGGAGGAAGCACAACAACTCCTTCCTACCTATGGAGCGAAACACTCAATCGAAACAAGAGCAGGTGGGAACATCCGCTGCGAGCGTTACTGCTCAGTAGCCCCCTTCTGCCACTACTACAAAACAACCTATAAATCTAATGAAATTAACTAAGAAACAATTCGAGCAAAACATGGAAGATATTGCGGAGCAATTCACGGATATCATTGAAGATAAAATTGTTGAACTCGCCAAATCAATTATGCTGGATAAAAGAATGCAATCATTTGTTTGGATTGGAGCAATTGAAGAGGGTGAAGAAGCCTCTGTAACCCGCATGGCTATAGAAAATGCAGTTATAAACGCATTCAATAGAGAAGACACATATGAAGTAGGATCAGCAAATCCTTGGTAAATATTAAAACAAAGAAAGCTACAAAGCAACATACAAATCAAATGAATAGCAAACTACTACCATCTATCGAAAGACTGGCGATGCTGCCAGAAGAGAATAGGCAAGAGGCATTAGACTGGATGGCAAGTCAACCTCCAGCAATCATAGATGAAACTGTTGATCCAATGATGCGTTGGGAAGTCCGTATTTCTCTTAGCGGAGTATTTGACTTCAACTACATCTACGATAGAGCAACCAAGGAAAAGAAATTATTAAAATCAAACGAAGACAACTGGTAAATGAAATTACCTTATAGAATCAGAGTCAAACTACGCAATGTAATTGATTTTTGGATATTTCCAATAATTATTGGAGCCTTATGGGGAATACTTTTCTCCATAATAACAAAAGCAGCAATAGTAAATAACGTGCAATTTAATCAAAACATGGAAAATATTGCACAAAGTTTAATAGAAAAAATACAAACCAAATGAGTAACCAATTAGAAGGAATCGAACAGAAAGACATCATCAAACGGGTGACTGGCAAGGTCACTAAATTGTGGGAACCTAAGACATTCAACGGCCCCAAGGGTGAGTTTGTCATCCAAGGTGGAGACATCGAGATCGACGGGCAAACCTACGGCCTCAAGTTCTTCAACAATACGCAGGAGCAAAGCATCAAGGGTAATGTAGTTACCCTGTCCTCAGTCCGTGGAAAGCATGGTCTGACTGGAGTATCCTTGGAGCATGAATCCTACGAAGGTAAGAACGGCAAGGTAGATCGTGATCTTATCAAAGTCACAGCTACTGGTAAGGTTGAGTTTGATCAACCAAGCGAAGAGCCTGCCCGTGTCACCTCAACACCCAAGGTTATCGTAACCGATAATCCAGAGAAGGCGTTAGATGAGATCGTTGAGATGCACCAATACATTGATAGCCTCGTCCGCATGGCATACCTTGGCAAGATCACAGACGAAGAAACCCTTCGCTCGTATGTCTCATCGGTCTTCATCGAAGCTAATCGCAAAGGCATCCACTACTCGACCAAGGCCGAAGCCCCGAAGAAGGAAGAGGCAACCGAGGTGAAGGATGAGGCTGATCCCAACGACTGGGGTTCTGTAATCGTCCCATCTGGATCACAGAAGGGCAAGAAGCTGGCAGAGATCGGCAAGCCTGCTCTCACCAAACTCTACGAATACTACTTGGAGAAAGGATTCACAACTCCCTTCGCTAAGTGCGTAGAGAAAGCAGCAGAAGACCTCAACCTCGACGCTCCAGCAGAAGAGAGCGACGACATTCCATATTGATTCTGTTCTCCCCAGAACACCTAACCTAAACACAAACACAACATGAAAAAGAAAGAATTAGAATTGTTCAGCCCAACTCAAGAGGGAGTCATTGTCCCTCTGTCAACCTACCTCCGTCACATGGGGGAGTTCGTTAAAACCGAATGGCCGGGGATCAACATCACCGAAGCTCACATCAAGAAAGCATGGAGCAAACTCCAGAAGAACGAATACCTTGGCGACGATGCGCCAGATGAAATGCTGGAGATGTATGAGAAGATGTCCGCTGACTTGGACATGGCCGAGGAAATGGAAGAGGAACGCCTTGCCATGCCAGCAGTAGAAGAGCCAGAAAATATTGAAGAATTGATTGATATTACAATCGAAGAGCCAGTCAACGAATCCATTGCCCTTGTGGAGAGTGTCAAACAAGGTTTAGAGTTATCTTCCTTTACCACTAAGTTCGATATTGGCGCAGGAATGACACAATGCGTTCCTCGTGGACAAGTCGAAATGAAGGACTGGGTAGCAGCATTTGCCTTCGGTCTGACCCTTGAAAGCGGAGCGCAATGGATCATCGGTGATTCGGTTGTAGCCTTGGAGAACGCAGGGCATGAGGATGTAGTCAACCAACTCTGCTCCAACTTCAAGAAAAGCTACAGCACAGTCTCTGGATATGCCCGTGCTTGCCGTGTATTCACAGCAGAAATGCGTGACGCTACACTTCCATTCACAGTCTACCGAGAGATCGGCAACGCTAACTTCGGAGATGAAAGCACCAAGAAACAGAAGGAACTTTTGGAGGCGGCGAAGACAGAGAAGCTATCCTCGACTGAGGTTAGGAACCGAGTGCGTAGCGAGCAAGGTAAAGATGACAAACCATCTGGTCATCGCTTCCTTCTCCTCAATGTCGGTAACTTCTCCAACTCAGAAGTCCTCCGCACAATGCCAGAGGAAGTGCAAGAACATCAACTCCTAATTGATTTAGGAGACAAGTCATGGTTTGATCCAGCAGAAGGAGAATGGTTGAAATTCTTGAAAGAACAATAATTTATGTCAGAACAAACACCACAAAACGAAACCTCGAAAGCGGTGATGGAAGCATTTACTTTCATCAAGTCCGGTGACGAGACACTAAACGAACGAGTCCACGCAATGGCAAGCCTGTTGCATACAGCAAGCATGATGGTCATTCGATCCGAATCCCGCAAGGGTGAAGGGTTTGAGTGCATCAAGTATCTGGAACTTGCATTCATGTATTATCAGAATGCTCAGTTCCGCAAACGCTTCGATGAACCAGAGAAAGAGAAGGATAACCAACCGCTTCTCTTCACTCCGTAAATATCGGAAACGATAACAACAAAAAAGCCCACAAGGATTTTATTCCCTGTGGGCTATTTGTTTTTTAGGCATTCACTTCTTTCGGTGCTACTGATATTGTCCCATCTACCTCGCCATCCATGAGTGTATCCATACGCTTGAGTTTAGCATCCAGCGAACTGCATACTGACTCTTCGATGTCTACACCAGCGGCGTAGATGAGATACTGGATCGACTTGGACTTACCTCCAGCGCGATGGACTCGACCAAGAACCTGCTTCAGATCGAAGACTGAATAGGTTGGCATGATGAGGGCAACACGGGAGTATTTGCCGTTGAGATCATGTAGGTTCAAACCTTCTCGACAGGCTTGGATGATGCCAATGATGACTCTCGACTTGTCATTCTGGAACGAATCGATGTTACCTCTTCGGACAATATCACTCTGACCTCCGCGAATGGAACAGGTTGTCTTGAGTTCTTCTTCCATAAACTTGAGAGTCTCGGTGAAGTTGACCGCAATGAAGACACTATTACCTTCCTCGATCAAGTCTTTGACCATTGCACAGACTGCTGGTGCTTTGAAGAGTTCGATCTTCTGACGGGCGCGAGTCATCTCAGCGAGGACTGCACCCATCGAGGATGCGGCATTCTCCTGCATCTTGATCTGCTCTACCCTCATAAGAAGGTCATCGTATTCTTTGGCAATTTCACGGGCAGTATCCATGTCAAATGCTCTGGCTTGGATCAGTGTCTCTGGGAAGGCACTGCCAACATCAGATGGTTTGAGTCGATTACCTCGATCTGGAAAGATACGGCCATGAAGGTTCTTGAGGATTTTATTGTTACCCTTGAACTGCATACCGAACTGAGTGTTGTAGCATCCGTTGGCGTTGAGGAAGCGGAAGAAGTCCCTGCCACCTTGATGAAGACCAAGGAACTGACCCAATGCCCACATCTTTGTAGGATCATCAGCTATCGTAGCCGATAATGCTATGGTGGGGATGTTCTGGACTACAGCATCGCGGAGCAGGAATGCATTCTGTGTGTTGCCTTGAGCCTTGGCGCGGTGAACCTCATCAAAGACAAGATCGGTATCTGGTGGCAGCATGAATTGGAATTCCTTCTTCTTATCATCTGTCCACCTACCGATCTTACTCTTGCCAGTCTTGACCCACTCCCAACCACAGACCTCGTAGGTTTCAACGCCAAGGTATTTGGCAAGCCTATGCCAGTCGGTGGTGATGGGTTTAGGGCAGATAACAGCAACGCGCCTGCCACGCTCACGGGCCACAGCAAGGGCAATAGCAGTCTTACCCATACCAGTGCCATGCCCAAGCAATGCACGATTGTATTTAGACATGGAACGAAGGGCCAACTGAACTGAAGTAAGTTGATACTCAAATAACTTTTCGGGATAGATGAGTGGGGGAAGGTCATACTTAACCTCTGGTTCTACCTTCTCTGGTGAGGAGGAAGGGATTGTCGGAAACGATAAGTCGGATCTCGACCACCAAGCAATCTCCCACTCATCTCTGAACTTGGAAAGCTGAAGACCTAAGTCTCCCATGACCTGTTTGTAGTCATCCTTATCTTCTCTGTATAAAGTCCAAAACTCAGGCGTGACGCTCGCCTTCCGAAGAAGACGAGGGCCACGCTTAGTTGTAGTGGACATGGGTTGAGAGAACTCAACTGTATCAAGTAATGCTTTGATATTCATTTTTTTATAGGAGTGTATGTTGATTTAAACTTTGGCGGTTCTGACTTTTCAGATTTCTTCCAAAGGTGAATGTATGCCTCTGGTGGAAGGCAAGTGTGTTGTGTTTTTTCTGTTGCGCTCATAGGAGGATTGATTTGATTGCTTCGATTTCGTTTGCGTCAAGGTGAGTGACTTTGATTTCATTGGCGATTGATTGAATGATTGTCATATCACGGCAAATATCATCTCTGAGAATTGCGGTTTCAAATCCCTCACAATCTTCAGTCATCGTGATGGTAAAAGTTGTGCCGCTCATTCGGATTTGTGATGCGATTTCTTCGCCAATTGTATCTTCTGGTTTTAAGTTTAGTGTTAGGTTTTTCATTGGTTGTATTTGTTGCTGATGTGGTTGATGAGTTGATCAAGGACAGACTGCTTGTTACCTTTAAAGCCGAAGTCTTTCTTGACTTTAGCGTAGACTGATCCTTTGCTGTGTTTCATGCCAGCGACTTCTAATTTAAGTGCTGACTTGAGTCGGAGAAGAGCATAAAGCTCAAATCCCTGTGGTTCTACTATATACATAGGTTTTTGTTTGTATAGGTTATGTGTTCTCATTGGGTTTTTCTGATAGCATCTGCTACCAGACTGCTCCCCACTATCGTGAACGATAATGAGGAGAGTGTCTGGTTACTTCCAAATCGGGCCGAGGGACTCCAAGTATCTATACATTGGAGTTCCGATAGGGATAAGACGCGATTGACCATCGCGGCGAATCCACTCGCACCCATGCATTTTACCATTGCTCCAATACCAAGCGGAACATCTACCAGTAAAATTGGGAGATGTTATCTTGTGAAGAGCAAAGCCTTGCTTGCCTTCGTTGAATAATATCTTTTTCATGGGCAGGCGTGGTTGTAGCAATCTTCGGGTGAGTTGAATGGCCCTTGAGACATAGACATATCATCATAGTAATACCATCCGGGATGTTCGATACCTGTCACTTGGAATGGATCGACATTCTTGATGGCATCTTTGATGTTATCGATGAACTCTTGAGCTTCTGGGAGCCAGCAATTATCATCATACTCAATCCAATTGCCATCGCGGATCATTTGATCCTGATAGTTATTCACTGTCTCGCGGAAGGCAGCGTAGTCATATTCTTTGAGGACATCACCTGCTGACATATGAGTGAATGGGCCGCCGATCTGCTTGAAACTATATGTCTCATTGAGCATCTCAATAGTGGCTTCTTCGACATCTATGTATTGATGTTCATCATAGACTCTATCTTCTAAGTATTGTTCTCTTGTCATGTTATTGTATTTGGTTATTGTTTCGTGTTTTTCTACTTACACCATGTAAGCAGACTGCCGCTCACTATCGTTGAACGATAATGAACGGAGTGTCTGATTAGTTGATTCTTACTTGAATGGAGCATTCGGAAAGATGATCGGTGACTTTCTCTGTGACCATCTCGTCGATATCTATGCTATCGAGGGTATTGTCGATTACACCATCGTAATCGTAATCTCTAACTGCATTTCCTACAGCTTCATCAACGATGTCGCCAATACTTACTGTAGCCAAGTGTGCTGCTACTCTACCTTGTATATTAGCATCACTGACTGCATCGTTAACACGGATAATAACAGCATCGATGATGAGTGTATTTACCTTGTTGACAGCATTGGTGACTGCCGACTGGATGAGGATTGCGATTGCATCTTCCGAGCTGATTTCAGCTTGGATGAAGTTGCCGTTGTCGTTTTTATAGTATGTATTCATTTGGTTTTGTGTTTGGTTTCTCCACTTACACTATGTAAGCAGACTGCTGGCATTATCGTTTCCGATAATACCAGAGTGTCTGACTACGCCCAATACTTGCCGTCACATACGCGAATGACTTGCTTGTCTTTCTTTGTTATGATGGTGACAGTTTGTTTCTTGGGAGTGGTGGCGCGGACAACGCCGATTTGTTTGATGGGGATGGCATCGAATAGCTTTCGAGCCTTTACCTTACTTATTTCGAGCATAGGATGAGAGTAGCTACTACTACTTGGAAGAGCATGATAAGTATTAGAAGGTTTCTTACACTCATGCTAAAGCCTCCACAGCTTTACGCACTTGGTATCCATGAGGATTGATCCATACAGATGGGAGAGATGAGCGGCGATAGTTGCCGTCACACAATCCACACTCTGAACAAGACAATCCTTTGGCATCTGCGAGACATTCGATATCGTTAACGATAGGCTCGTTAGAGACAGTGAATGTCCGAAGACCAAGGTTCTTGGCATACTCCACATTGCTGGCATTGGTAGATGCCATGAAGTATCTACCATATGATTTGGCAAGTGGCGCAGGCATAGAATGCCAATCATGGAAGTATCCTGTGATACGCTTGGCGAGCTTGGCAATGTCATAGACCATTTCCAAAGGAATGTGGGATGGATTACCATAAGCACCGAAGCGGATATAGGGGACAGAGAAGAAATCATACCACTCGCGTGTTCCCATATGAAGGTATCCATACGAGCCGCGCTGATATGCTCGCCAGATTGCACCGAGAGGATTGTCGGATACATAACATCCTTGCTTGGATGCAAACTCGCACCCATTGCATTGATTGTCTGCGTCTGGGCCTTTGCGTGACTCGGTTGGATGCATACGCGCATCCATAATCCAAATCTGAACGCTTTTGCCTGTCTTGCGGTTCTTGCTGTTGATTGTAGCGATAACTACAATGTCACTGGTTTCGTGTATAATATACATTAGGTTTCGTGTTTTACTGACTGGTTGTAGTCAGCCTGCTGTCCTGCTATCGTAAACGATAACAGAACAGAGTGGCTAATTACTTGGAACGAATATATCGTAAGGCTACGACATAATCGCGAAGGGTTTTGCGCCAATATGGATCGTGCCGCCATGCCCAATACCTTCTGAATAAGGTGAGTAAATTCATTTGATTACAAGTAAATCCATTATAAGTAATTGCTCCATTCCGTATACTTTGCGTTGACCGCAGCATTCGCAAAGATACTTGGAAGCGTCTGGCTCAACGCCATCGACTTCCTCACCACAGGTTAAGCACCATCCGGGCGAATCCATACCGAACATGATTTGTTCCATCTCTTCAGCGGAAACGACAGGAACGATATACTTGTTACCTTTATCGGATACGATAGTTTTAGTAGTCATAATCCTTTAGGAGCGAAGTCTTGAACGCATTTGTAATAGCCTCTTGCATAAGCTGTGATGCAAGCGTCTAATTCAGCGGCGGGAACATGGCCGAATGTCATAACATGACTGCCGCCATGCATGATTGAATAGCCCTTACCTTTACCATGTGATTGGCAAGATAGTTCATAGCGAACGCCTGTGACGTTATATAGGTATTCCAACCTATCTTTTAGTAGTTTCTTTGTTATCATTTGTTTCGTGTGTTGTGACTCTGCGTTTGCGTTTCGCTTTACGGGCTTGTCACCGATTGATTATCGGACACGATAACCAAGCCGCATTACACCGCTGACATTATCTTTTACGATAATGCCAACGGCACACGAAAAACCAAAACTGAAAACCTAAAATGGTAAATGATCAATTGTCGTTGGAAAACTAACTCTTCCCCGACTTTCAATAGTATAGCACAAGACACCCACTTTGTCAATAGTTTTATGTATTTATTTTACATTTAGTCAAAATAATTTTATTGATTTATCGTAACCGATAATCTACTTTCCCGACCATGAAAGCAAAGAAACAAGTCGATGCCCGTAAGAAGTGGGACATGGATAAAGTAAGAGCGTTATACATCCAAGGAACGGAAATCGCTGACATAGTAAAGATGCCAGAGTTTAATGGACTCTCACGCTTCTATGTGAAGAATGTAATGATCAAGGGGAAGTGGTCACAGCAAAGACAGCTCATCCGAACACAATCTACTGGATTGATAGAGAAGACGATAGTGGACGCAATGAAGGAACAAACGGAGGATCACCTGCGTTTCATGCTCAAGCAAATCAGCGAGGAAAGAGCCGAGATAGTTGCCAGAAAAAAGATGGGTAACATAAAAGACCAACGGGAACGCTTGGAAGTGTTATCAGAATTAGATAAAACCGCGAGAAGGACGCTTGGCTTGGATGATCAAAACATTGCAGATAAACGAGCAATGAGCGTGAACGCAATGATCAGCCTCCATGTAAGACCACCAAGCAAAGCGGAAGAGGTGGAAGTAATATCCGGGCAATATGTGGAAGGGGAAAAGGGGGAACAGAACGAGGTGGAAGAGGCTATCGTTTACGATAACGAAGGGGAAGTGGAAGAAGGGGAAGAGCAAGCAGTCTGAGACCGGCAAATCGCAGATTATTTTTGGGCACAAAAAAGGGTGACCACCGAAGTGATCACCCGATTTTTTATAGGAGTCTGAAAGTGATGAACGCGAGCATAAGCGCGAGCGCAAGCACCTTCAACAAGACCTTTTCTTGTATTGTCATCTACTTTTTAGCTTTGAGGGTTTCGACTGCTTTCGCCGCGTCAACGTGCATGAGAATATAGCCGCCTAAGTTAAGCTTTGCTATGATCTGCTTTGCAATCTTCAGACGAGCCTCACCCTCTGCAATCTTGGAATATTTATCGGTATACGATAAAAGCAGAGTTTCGAGCTTGTCCGCCTCGTCTGCGAAGTTTACCGCTTTCGGTTCACTAGTCTCTTCCTGCTTCACTGGCTTGTCCTTTGGCTGAATCGATTCTTTGACCGCACGAGGGCTTTTACCTTCGTTGAGTAATGCGACCGCTTGTTGGCTTGTCTCCTCGCCCTTTAAGAGCTTGGAAACCTCGCGCAGCGCATAGAGGTCTTTCACCTTGTCAATGCTTAAGCCCTTGTCCTCAAATGAAGGGAGGGCTTTTGAGATACTGATAAGGTTCGGAATAGTAGAACCAGACCAACGTGCTTTCAACTGTTCACTATATGCTTTGCTTTGCTCTTCTGGCTTGTTCTTGAACACCCAAGCACTGAACAGAATCGCATCACGAATGGCAGATTGCCCTGCATCAAGTTTAGTCACAACGTAACCTACAGCGTCATCTAATGAGATATCGGCTGCTTTACTGCTTTCGAGATAGCCCAAGCTATTTCGTTTGAACATCTGATCAATTGCGACTGGTTCACGGACGATTGCGACTGTTGCTGTTGCTGTTTTTTTGTTTGCTGTTTTCATGTTTAGTCTTTCGGTTTATCAATCAGCTGATCGCATCAAATCCAATTGGATTCAATCATGGTTTATTCCATGTCATGATGAACGATTGCCGACTGATTGCCGAAAGCTAAAAAGTAAATTCAGAATGTCACAGATCAAATTGCAATTGGGACATTCCCAATCACTGAAAAGAGAATACCACATGACATGGTCAGCGTCAACTATTTGATCAAATTATTTTCAGATTATTTTCTCGTTAACGATAACAGCAAAGCATGACAACATTGTCATGTATTCTGTGTCATGAATTATTTGTCCTGACATATTTGTAAGGAATCTCTTTTTCTATGAGTGACAGAGGCCACCACCCACCCACCCCACCATGCCTGACTCGCTGATGCTGCCAACGGAAACCCCTCCTCAGAGAAAAACTGCCATTTTGTATGTCAATATAGTCTATTGACAGAGCAAGCTAAGTTCAAGCTAAAATCCAAGCTAATTCATGCTAATGTCGTATGGTTAGCTTGGGTCTTATGCTAATGTCTTATGTGCTGCTTATTGTAATGCACGTTCAAGATTTTCTTCAAAATGGCTTGAGTAATAATCTTCTATTTTTTTGAAATTTTCTTTTTTCTTCTTATTCTCGTAGTAGACTGAAGCGATGGTTTGTAGTCTGTCGCGCAACAAGTCGTTTTCTTCTTGGAGCGATCTATTTTCAAATGTGAGTCTTAACACCTCGTTTTGAGAAGAGCAGTAGAACTTTCTTTCTGTCTTCCATTTTTCTACTGCTTCGTCTCTTTGTTTTTTTATTTCTTCTATTTCTTGTTTGTTGGTTTTTTTCATTTGTTCATTGATGTTATTGTCTTATGCCTTGCCCTATGTCTTATGCTAATGTCGTATGGTTATCTTTAATTGTATTTTTGGTGCTGAAATACAAATCTGAATGCTTAAATTGCATTTTCTACTACTCACATGAGTAGATAGTCTCTTGGAGTTTGAGTTTGGGTAGGGTAGTGGGGAGGGTATAGCTTTTGTCTATGAAGGCTACTTTGTTGGTTGGTTGGATGGTTAGTCTTCCGTTGGTGAGTTCTATGAAGATGAATTCTTTGTCTTGGTCTGGGGAGTCTGACCAGCCATCGTTTAGGTGTGCGGTTGAGAATAGGTAGGTTCCCTTGAGTATATTTGGGCCTATCTTGGTTGTTACTGGCATTCCTCTTAGTATTGGGTTCTGTAGTATGGTGAAGTTGTATGAGTAGCAGTCCCATAGTTGGCTTTCTTCTATGCGCCAGTTTTCGAGTGAGTTTTCTTTGAATCTTACTGCGTTTGGTGGGATGTTTCTATAGAGTGCGCCGCCTTCGCGCAGAATGACGTTTATTCCCCATGCTCTGCTTGGTATGGAGGTTAGCCCTACCCACATAGCTTCTACTGGCCCGATTGGTTTTTCGTGTGTGTATTCGCTATCTATCCAGATGTAGCGATGGGTTGGCAGTGCGCCGATTTTTGTATTCATGTTATCGGTTACGATAATTGTAGGATGCCGCCCATCCGTGTCGGAAGGATGTGCATATTACGTCTTGAGAAAATAGCCATATATTAAAGTCTTCGTATTGGTCTGTTAGCCACGGGTAGTAGTTTAGGAAGGCTTGGTGACAGTCTTTCATATTACTTTGATTGTTTCGTCTTCACACTTTAGCCAGTAGAACTCTTCTTGCCAATACATCTCATTTGGATCAACTCTGGCTATTCCTTTATAGTCTGGGTAGTTATCTTTTACCCATTTGCGAAGTTGTTTTTTTGTGCGGAATGCCGCGATTGGAAGTCCGTTGCTGTTGTTTCTGTATCCTTGGAATAAGATGTATACTTTCATTTTCTAGTTGTTGTTTCTATGATGAAGCAGGCTACTACTATGCTCCATGCTAAGATCATTGCCATTACTTGGTCGCTCATATATCGAGTAGTTTTGCTCCATTTTGGTAGCCTCCGCAGTGGATGATTGTATCTCCCCGTTTTACTACGAATACAGATGGTTTTCCGCTATGATCCCAGTAGGAGGTTAGTTTCTCCTGCTTAAATTGGACTACTGTGACTCCCATTTTTTCTGCTATCTCTAAGGCTATTGGGTCAGATTTGTAGATTTCTTTGTAGAGGACTCTCTTTATCTTATAGGCGGCTATGGTCTTTAGGCAGTCTCTACATGGGAGTAGGGTGGATACCAGTGTCTTTCCTTCGCCCGGACTGGTATATCTCAAGGCATTCTGCTCTGCGTGGATTACGAACTTTTTTCTCTCTTCTCTGTCTGACCAGTCTTCTTCTACACCTTGAGGGAATCCATTATATCCCACTGAGGCTATGGAATTATCTTCTCTTAGGATCACCGCGCCGACTTTATGCCACGGGTCTTTGCTCTTCTTAGCCACTACCTCGGCTATGCTCATTGCATATTCGTCCCAATTCATAGGTAGTAAGCTGTTCCGTAGCATCCAGACTCTGCGAGTTGGATTGTTTTACCTTCCTTACCTATCCATTGATCCAGTTTTTCTTTGGTCAGTTCTACTGGATGTCCGTCATGCGGTGGGATGTTTATCCACTCAAAGATTCTTAGTTTCTTTGCTGACTTTAATGCGTTTTGAATAATCAGTTCTGGATCGTCGGTATGCTGGAGGCAGTTGTATATCCACGCCTCGTCATATCCTTCTTCAATTACATCTTCTCCACGGAAAACTAAACAACTAATCCCCTTCGCAGCATATCTGTCATAAGTCCACTTTGGATACTCCAGCGGATCAACAACCAATCCTTTGCCAAGGTTTATCGTCTTGAGCAGCATGGATGTCGGGCCACCACCAATATCTATGATTGATTTACCCTCTATATCGAACGAGTAACCAACCTGCTTCAGACCCATGTAGCGAGCGTAGACATAGTGCTTTTGGTCTTCGTCGAATGTATTGCAGCAATCTCCCCAGTAGTTTGATTCAAATGTGTAATCACTCATGGGTAGTATCTGTTCATTGCTTCGATGTCGTTTCCTTTGGCATACCACCCGTCTCCTGTGTAGACATCCATGACATCTGAGAAATATTTCTCATACATGGGTGCTACCCGCTCCAAGGTGAAGTTCTTTCCAAATCGGTGGCAATCGTATGGGCAGATTCGGTCGATGTTCTTAATCGCATCTACGTAGTCACCCATCGTGCGGCAGCGGAATCCTGTAATTCCGTGTAGGTTATTCTCTGTAAACGATCCCCAGTCGGAGGTAATTGTCGGAGTGCCAGAGAGTAGGTTTTCAATTTGGACTCCACCAAATGGTTCTACATACTGACTTGGTAGAAAGGACGCTTTAGCCTTCGACATGAGCCTCTTTCTGGTAGGAACATCGGCGTATCCTACATAGTGAACATGGTCTGGTAGTTTGTAACCTTCCTCTTTTTGTCCTGCGATTACCAATTTAACTCCCGCTCGGTAGGTAGCTTCAATGGCAATATCTACACCTTTTCCGCTATATACCCTACCCAGATAGAGAAAGTAATCTTCTTTCTGGTCACAGAAGTCAAAGTCTTCTTTATCGAAGTAGTTTGGGATTACTACAGCATAGTTATCTTGCTGGCATTGTCCTACTGCCTGCATCCCGCAGAACGCATGGTAGATTGCGTAGGATTCAAATACTTTCCACCTCGCCCAGTGTCCACCCGCATACCCAATTCCCGGCTCAACTGTGATTAGGTCTGGATGCGCGTCACAAATAGGACGAACGCCACTTCCCCAAAATGGGAGAATGAAGTCATTCTTCTTCTTACGCTGCCCGATTTCTTTAATCGCATTTCGGTAGAAGGTTTGGTAGGCATGGTCATTCGTATCAAACTTGAAGAATGTTTTCCTCCAGTCATGTGATCCGTAGCTTTTGTTGAAGTCATCGTTGGTTAGAACAGGGACGTGTTCTGTGCAGATTAAGTCTGAGTCTTCGTGTCCGTAGTGGATGACTTCATGGCCGCGCTGGGTCATCATCTTGCCGAACTTAACTACTTTTTGGGTGTAAGCACAGGCGTTGAACTCTTTGGAACTTACTGTGTGAGGTAAGCCAAGAATGTGGAATCTAAATTTATCGTTTACGATACTCATGGTTTTTTGAACTGAATTTCATCTAACATATCTGATGGGTCTTGATCGCCATTTGCCATAGCTTCAATCCATGTAGCGGCGTTAATGGTTGCAGTATGTGTCCAACCTTCACTTGTTAATTTTTCCCTATGCGCTTCATCTATTGTTAAGCATTTTATCTTACCTTCTTTGGCATAGATAAAAAGGAATTGTGGAATACTCATAGATTGATTAGCATCTTCTTTGCCCATTCGGGTGTGTCTTCATCTACTTTTACTGTCCACTCTCCAGTAACCGCTTTGGTCATGGATAAGGCTTTAACTACTTTCTTGAAGGTAGTTTTCCTTGAAGTAGTAATTACTTCTTTAGTTGAAAACCTTTCTCCGCAAGAACAAAGCCTCCTCCTTACTACTGTGCCATCTTTTTTTCTGCTATTGATGACTTCAGTAGGTGATTCACATTTAGGACAAATCATTTCTTTTCTTTACCAGTAAGCGTATATTGTTTGATTCCTCGCTTCTTAAAGAAGTCATCACAAGCTTTGCTAATCTGCTTGGAGTTGATTGGATACTTCCATCCTACTCTGGCATCATCCATAGCAACATTGCTCTCTGTATCTTTGCCGTTGATTTTCATTTCATTGATTTTGACCCGCGACAACGCCATTTTTTCCGAGAAAGTCGGTTCGGGCTATTCGGGTCACTCTTCCAGTCACCCTTGATCTTAGCTGACCTCGCACAATATGAATCACCACGCTTGCTGCCCGGATCAACGTTTGCTCCTTTTTGTCCGTAAGAAACCTTGCGGGTTCTTCCAGTCTTTGCATTTTTTACTATTTTAACTGACGCTTTGCCAGTCGCTGGTTTTGATTTCATTTTTTCTTTGCAGTTTTAGCTGATTGCTTAAATGCCTTCGCAGTTGGTGCGCCTTTGCTTCCAACCTTCCGCATCTTCTCACCACTACCAGCGGCGATGCGTTTTTTCTTTTGATTAATATTGTAGTAAAGTCCTTTATTCATAATTATTTTTTCTTTTTGGACATTCCTGCCTGTGAAAGTGCAATAGCTACTGCTTGTTTACGGCTCTTAGCCATAGGTGCTTTCTTCGGGCCTTTAGGGTCAATACCAGCTTTCAGTTTGCCAGCTTTGTATTCACCCATGATTTTAGCCACTTTCGCGGCCTTACCTGCTTTTGTTGTTGGTTTTTTCATAATGATTCCATCCCATCTCTGAGAAGTTTAAAAAATGTATCTGATGACATCGTGACTTTCCAAGGTTTATTATTCTTCTTTGAAGCCACGGCCCACGCAATGCCATTAGCATCTCGCTCGGCTTGCTCACAAGCCTTATCTAAATTTAAGTTCTGAACGTGCTTCACTTCAAAGTGGAGTTTACCTTTCAGTTCTTCGCAGATTACATCTGGCGAGTCTTGTCCTCCCGCGAATTGCTGTCCTCGTTTAGCTGTGTAGCCTTCAGCGCGAAGCTGGTCACGCCACTGCCGCTCACCTCTTGCTCCTTTAGCTCTGGAGTTAATCATTTCGCGCCCTCCTTTTCGTATCTCCCATTGGTCCAATTTTCAGTTTGAGCAACGGACAATTCCTTCTTTCGATTGTAGTAGAACAAGAAAGGAATGGTAGGCCACACCAGCAGAATAAAACCGCACCAAACCAAGCAGACGATCACACAAAGAGGCACTGCAAACACGCTGCCGACGGCATACCAAAACGGACTGAGTTTCATTTCGCGCCCTCCTTTACAAAAGCCAATACATCCTCCGGATGCTTGTCTGCAAATTGAGGGTGTGTTGAAAGTAACCCAACCGCAATGCGTAGTTGCTGCCTCGCCTCATTGCGCTCGCGCCTCAACACGCACATCGGCCTTTGGCATTCATCGTGGCAAGTGTGTATCGAACTGGCTTTTATGTTTTCCAGTTGCCTTATCGCCTCGTCGCGCTCGCGTTCAAGTTTGCGAGCAAACTCCAAATCAACGCACGGCACTTGGTAGCCGTTATCGTTCATGGCGTAGATGATTGGCTGGTCATCCGTCTCAGGCGTGGCGCTCATTTCTCGCCCTCCCATTTTCCGATTGTCCTTAGAAATGCCTCTGCGCGTTGGCGAGCGGTTGCCTCATTTATCCAGAACCATATTGGTATTGCCCTATCATCACGCCCAGTCCAAATGATGCAAAGCTGGTCAGCGTAGATAATCCTCTGAGTTGCTGACAGCACCTTCTCCGCTTCGTGCATCGCGTTGAGGTCGTTGCAATAGTTTGGAATGACACACTGAGTTTCACCGTCACCCGATTTTATCCACCCGCGATTAAATGCTATATTCTTCCAGCCACAATGTTTTCCGATTGCGATATTGATTTGTTCGTTTGTCATACAAAAGCCAATACATCTTCTGGATGCTTGTTTGCAAACTGCGGGTGCGCTGAAAGTAACCCAACCGCAATGCGTAGTTGCTGCCTCGCCTCATCGCGCTCTTGCTTTAGTCGGTCATTCTCTTGCGCTGCGACCAACTCTTCATGCTCATGTTTTCGCTTAATGTCTTGCAGCTTCATGACATCCTCCCTCGCCTCGTCCCGCTCGCGCTCCAGTTTGCGGGCAATGTTGGCTGGCACAATCATTTCGTTTTCGGGAGTGCAGTCCTCATACCAGCTCCATTCAGCCGCATCCGTCTCTGGTGTGTCACTTATATTCACGGCACTCCTTTATCATTTTGTCGATTGCTGCTCGTAGGGTAGACCACTCGTATGGATCAATGAAGATTTTCCCATCGTTGTTATCGTTGCATTGGGATACTTCAAGAAACTCACCAGATGCCTCGTCTATGATTTCTATGTTCGTTACTCCATTGTGGAATAGTGGTTCTCCTTTCGGAGCAACTGATACTTTGACTGTTCGTGTTTCGTAAGTCATGGGAGCATTGAATCAATATCTTGTATCTGTGTCAATACTTTTGTTTCAGAAAAGTATTGGTTCATGATCTTGAGTCCTTCGTTGTGGTAGTTCTCTGCGATACAATACCTTTCCTTGTCTTGAGCCTCCCAGATTACGTTTGCTGCCTCCAGATACTTCAACGCTTTTCCGTATGCTTGGTCGATTGTCATTAGTAAACCTCCTCAAGTTTTGAGATGTCTCCACGCATGATAATATCAGTCATGTAGTTCCTTTGTCCTCGGCGGTTCTTCTTGATCGTCAGCCTACTCTTCTCCTTAATGTGTTCTATATACACTACTTGGTCAGAGTGCATTCCAATTGCCCGTGATTCGCGGAGTCTTCCTTCGTCGTTTAGCTGAGAAGCTGTCAGCATTATCGAGTTATTCTTCAGTGCTGCTAGTTTTAATCTCCTTGCAATCTCGGAAATCTGGCTTTCTCTGCCTTCTTCACCATCAGATGAGATGATTTGTAGGTAATCTACGACGATTACATCCGCTCGATTTTCACCAACGTATCGGTTGATTTGGGCCTCAATCTCGTCAATTTCGGCTACTCCATCCACGATTTCGATGGGTAACTGGTGTAATTTCAACAATGCGGCGTTGATTTTGAGGAGTTCGTGTTGGTTTGCGTTCTTGTAATCCTCCGGTTCTCTCACCGGATACCCTGCGATGTTGCAAGCCATACGGGTTAGGATGTCTTTTGCCTTCATTTCAAGGCTGAAGAACAAAACTGACTTGCCTTCTTCAAGATTTGCAAGTGCTGCTTGGACGAGGTAGATTGATTTTCCTCCACCTGTCTCTGATGCTACTGTCATCATTTCACCTTTGTGCATTCCACCCTTGAGCGCACGATCTACTTTGAGTAATCCAGTAGGAAAGAATTCCTTTACTGCTTTACCTTCCATCTCGTCGATGATTTCGATGATGAGGTCTTTGACTGGTTTCACTTTTGTTGTCCTATCCTCGGCGCACTTCATTATCGTTTCCGATAATCCCTTCAAATCGGCCTTGCCTGCGCGGAGGTTTACTTCTTCCTTCTCCATGAGTGTAAGAACATCGCGGTATGCCTTCGTGCGGTGCAGGTGCTTCCGGTAGTCATCCGCCATGTCTTGGCAAACCTTTCCCGAAGCTACCTTCATCGTGCATAATGTGTCGTGGACAGATTCTTCACCACCTGCCGCTTCTAATTGTCCAGTTGCTTCAAGCTCTGCGATGGCTGAGAACGGGCAGCAAACCCCTGTCCGCTGGTGAACCCCTTGGAGCGCATTGAAAACGATTCTGTGGGCTGGCATGGCGAAATAATCACTATCCCATGTTTGTTGGGAAAGGATGTTTCTGTCGATGGCGATGAGCGACAAGACTGCCGCTTCGCTCTTTCGTGCTATTGGGACTTTTTTCATTAGAATGAATTGTTGTTAAAGAAACCCATTTGACTCTCGCTTTCTTTGTGGGCACGAGCTTTGTCTATCTCGCCCGCCCAGTTGTTAAGGAGGGTTTCCATTGAGCGGCGAGTGTAAACGTCTTTTTCGTTTCGTTTGGAATAGAAGTTTTCGAGTAACTTCCAATCTTCTTCACAGGTATCAAGATTTGGTTTAGCCGCCCTTATTTCTTTTGGTGTCCAGTTTGTAGTATCGCGTCTTCCGAGAAGTCGGTTTGCTCGTTGCTGAAAAGTTAAGAGATTAAGAGATAATTCTCCTTTAGTATCTCTACTATTTTCTCCCTTAGTATCTATGTTCACCTGTGGGTTGAGTCTGAGTTCACCAGCAGGTTGACTCTGATTGCACCTGTGGGTTGAATCAGACTTCACCTGTGGGTGAACTCTGACTTCACTTGTAGATGAAGTCCCGCTTGGCAAAACAGCAAGAATTTTCCTACTTCTGCCATCGTAAGAAATTTGTTTAATCATCTTCAATGACCTCAATTTTGAAATCATGTTTGAGATGCTTGACTCTGTGCTGTGAAACATTTTTGCAAGATAGCCATTACTTGCAAAACATGGTTTCTCTTCAGTTCCAAGCGAACTGATTTCTGCCCACAAACATTTCTCCATCCACGATAGCGATTGAGATTCCCATATCTCTACTGGAACCCATACTCCGCGAAAAACCCGTTCGTTCTTCTCGCTCATAATTCGATGCCCTCCCCATAAACATCATTAATATAATTGATGTTGCAGAATATTTTTACTTCATCACGGTTTTTTTGAGCATATATCAAATCCATTGCTGCTAAACAATCCAATGCTGAATTTATACTTTTTTTTGATACATTAAAAACAAATGCCAAATATTCTTTGTCATTCACGCACCCTCTATCCCAATTTTCAATGTATGCTAATAATGTTCGTTGCAAAGGATTCAATCCTTTAATACGAATTATTTTGCGTTTAATTATTATCCCATTTTTTGTCCGTATTGGACAATCGTCATATTTTTTCATTTTAGAAAAAGGCGACCCCTTGTAGTGGCGAAGAAGTGCGGCAACAGACGCATGAAGGTGGATTACCACCACAAGGGATCATTTATTTTTTATTTGGTTAACTTAAACTTCTTCAATCCGGCCTTCACCCCGGATGTGCAATTTCTCGCACGACTGAAAACTACTATAGGTTGTGTTCGATGTCAAGCATCTTTTTTATCGGTTACGATAACCAGTCCATTTCAACCTTCTCAACTTCACCTTTCGACCACTCATACATTTTATCATTGAGTAAGTCCCAGATTTGACTGGCATCTTCTTCTGTCTCGCATTGGAAGGTGGAGCGGCGTTCACCGATACCATCCATTGTAATAATAATATCTGCCTTAATGACAGTATTACTATTATTGCCAGTTGCCGCAAGAATAGCTGTGTTGTTAGGCTTGAGTGCCATGACAAGAATACCTTCATCACTTTCGTAGGTAGCCATGAACGGAGTCTCCAGCGCGGCGGCTAAAGATAGGTTTGTAACCATGACAGTTTGCCTTACTCCAGCGAGTAATTTTTCTGCGTTGTCTTTGATGTTGTTAGTGTTATCCATAAGCAATCATAGTATCAAAAAAGTATTGACTTGTCAATAGTCTTGGTTTATTTTTTATGGAAATGAAACATCCATTAGAAACTGCTTATGAATCCTGCATGAGTGCCTACGAGCAATCACGCACGATCCGTTCTCTTGGACGAAAGACTTTCGCCAGCCAGCTTCGTGAAACAAGGAGATTGCTGAAATTGACTGTCCGTGAACTTGGAGACAAGATCGGCGTGACAGGATCACTGGTCAACCAGATTGAAGTAAACTCCAAGAGTATCTTAAAGAAAGAACAAGTCGAAAAAGTAATCGCCCTATGCTACAAAGAAAAACGCCCCTACAGGCAAAAACAGGATTCAAAAAGCGAGGCGGAAAGCTCAGAGCATTCTCAGTAAAAGGTAAGCAAAGGAATGAGTCTTATAGGAAAGTTAGGCAAGAATACCTTGAAGAAAAAGATTACGCCTGTGAAGTTTGTGGGATGTATGCAACTGACATTCACCATAAAAAGGGAAGGGGCAAGAACCTTTGTAAAAAAGAATCATTCATGGCAGTCTGTAGAAAATGTCATACCTTCATTCACGACAACCCTGCATGGGCCAGAGAGAACAATTATTTAATTTATGAATACAAACACGTTTGAATCCCGCATCATCTGCGAGGGAACTGAAGTAAGCAATACACCAGAGAAGATTCTTTTTCGTCAAAAGTTCAATCAATGTTGGGTGAAGAAGAGTGACATCCGACTAAATGAAACTCTTGGACATCTTGACGGAGAGAAAATGATTCGTATTGTAGTTCCAGAAGAAGTAGCGAATACTTTGGAACTTGAAGGTATTCTCGATTGATCTTTACTGGGAAGCATGGAGTCATGCGGTGAGCGTAACTTCCTCAATAAATTACGCATCTTATATGGCAAAAAGAGCCAAACGGCAATACATGGGGCCGTCACTGAAACCATGACCAAGAGTAACGCCTTGGCCCAGTATTAAATTTTATATGGTCGGCGGATGAAATCGGTGCGCTTTTAAACGCCCTTACCGATAATGCTGAGTTAACCCGGCCACCCTTTACCAATCTCCGTTATCGTCTGATCCGTAATCATCGTCTGGGGTGGTATCAATTGATACCTCATCCCGCGCCCAAAATCGGTTAGTTGGAACTGGTTTATCGTTACCGATAAAAACGAGTCCATTACGCCGCGCCATTTCAAGGGCATAGATTAAGCTATCACTCAAGTCGGGCGAGTATCCCGTTCTTCCTTTAAGCTCATCTTTAGTCTCAATAGCAATCTTCTTGGACTTGATCGTGTATCGGCGCAGGCAAAGTTCCCGCGCCAAATCTGAAGCAGGATCAATCCCAAAGATAACGCGACTCTTAAAGGCGTGATAGGCCGAGTAGTAGTATTCAGACACAAGCCTATCATAAACATCCTTACACGGGCGTTTATCAACCTCTGCCGCGATCCGGTCAGTAGGTTTACCCATAGATGAGATAAGAGCGATAGCGGCTCCAGAAGCGTCAAAGCGTAGCCACTCACGAATAATAGCCTGCCCGACTCGGCCACCATCACCAGACACGTCCATACCAAACTTAGAAGGCTGAACGCCAGCCGCACGGCACAACTGAACAACTTCCGTAGCAAGCTGGATTTCAAACTCAGCAGCGGCGTTAGCCGATAATTGGATAACCTTCTGACTTTCCAGCCACATGACACGATTGCGAGTTCCGCGCACGAATCCTAACTTAGCGATAGTAAGAACGCACCTATCTCCACCGATTGTAAATGCGGTATCGAACCCTGCTACCTTGGTAAATCCTTCGGAATCCCATAGTGGTTCTTCGTTGGTATCAGCATTACGGATCAAGTCAGCGGTAAGTATGGTCTGAGCAAATCCAGTCTTCGGCCACCAACCAATAGCGTTACGAACATAGTCAATTGCATTTTCGTCTCCATAACACAATTTGAGCATCATCTCCTGCTTCTTACGATCCATGAGAAATGGAAACGGAGAGGGTTCATTAGCAGGCGCGGCGAAGTTTGGGCTACGCATACCATTGTAGAACAAGCAAACTCCGGTCTCAGTCTCCCACTTATCCATGTTTGGGTTTACTGAATCAAAGTTAGAACAACCTTTAGGCATAGCCCAACGAGTGTGAGGATTATCACCAGCAGATGGGTTTCCGATACCGATAAAGGTAACATCATCGTTTGCGCCCAAGTTGACTTTTGATGTAATCGCCCCCATTTCCATTTCTGGCAACTCATCAAGTGCAAGACGGATTCGATCATTCTTACGACCACGGGTGGTATCAACTGCTTTTTGACCTTCATTACCAGATGGGAAGGCGAGGGCTTTGATAGCATTATCGTATTCTTTTTCCTCATCGTTTGTTGCTCCACCCCAAACAATCATATGGCGGTAGTCGATTAGTTTACCTATCTGAACGCGAGCGCATTTATAGAGCTTGGAGATGATACCCCAAATACGATCTTCAGACGCGCCTAACGTAGTAGTAGCTACCCATGACGAAGTGCAGTGTGGGGCAGCGCACCAATCAAGATAAATCCAAAGACCCACTGGAAAACTTTTTCCCATTGAAGCGGCTCCAGCTAAACAAATATCAACATTACTGCAAAGTTCATCTAATGTTCTAATCAACTGAGTGTTGGTATATCCTCGGTTGTAAATAGAAACTTCAGTCGGCCATTGAAGTTTAACTGCATTAAGAAAATGTTCAGATGGAGAAAGTAGTTTAAAATCTGAAATATTTATATTTTGTCTAATACAATAAGTTCTACCATATTGTCCTCGGCTTATAGCGTAGCAGTATAACTCAATACCAAGGTCATCCATATTTTCTGGGAATTGAATTCCGTAACGACGAATACCTTTGTTTGAAGAAAAAACTCTTGACATATCAATAAGAAAATATATTTTCCGACGAAAGGCAAGATGAAACTGAAAAACAAGAACCTCGCTCCAGTCGGTGGATGGTATTGGAAGTATGAGATCAAGCGCGATAAACTCACGTTTCCAGCGATTGTTTACGGAAGCACATGGAGTAGTTTGATGCAAAACATCCAGAAAGACTATCGCTCAAACGGAGTTGAACTTCCTGCTAACATTGAGCAGTTGGTCGAAGATCAAACCTGCCAACGCCAACCAAGTGATCGTTGCTGGTATAGTGATGGACTTGGAGATAGGATTGCACAGGTTATTCACACAGTAGCCAAGACTACTGACAAAGTTTTAGGAACTAAACTTGAGCATAAAGCTCGCGGATGTTCTTCTTGCAATAAACGCAGGAATGCTCTTAACTCGTTATCGTAAACGATAAAAATTATGCTATCCATCGGAAACGACAACTTCTCACTTGCTGTCTTAGATCAAGACGGCAAACCACCAGAAACACGAATCTCCAACGCAAGTCACGCTTGGAACATAGCAAATCATCTTCGACTTGCTAACATCGGGCGCGAGAATAAACGCATCCGTATCTATAAAGCGTATAAAATGTTCCCCCCTACGGGTTACAGCAAACTCGCGGAGAAACGTTTGCCTTGGCAGTCTGACGTTAACTACGGACAACTTGGATTTATCGTTGATAACCAGAAGTCTAGTTACTACGATGTAATTACGGAACGGCAGGCTTGCTGCACAATCAAAAGTAAATTTGGCAATGAAAAAGAACGCCTCGTTAACTCAGAGAACATCGGAATCGCATTTGATCAAGCAATCCGCGAATGGCCCGGATACCTCTACAACACAGAACAAGACCTTGAAGAAATGTTGTTGTATGGAAAAGGAATCGGAATGTGGGATAGCCCACTCGGATGGATGCCAGAACACGTTTACCTCTCCGATCTTCTCTTTCCAGACGACATTAGGATCGACTTTTGCAACCTTGAGGAGTTTGTCCGCCGTGTCCGTCTGACACCATACGAACTCTACAAGAAGATTGAGAATCGTGCGGCGGCAGAAGCAATGGGATGGAATGTGGACGCAGCAATTGACGCTATCCGTTTCCATCGTGCATTTAGCAACAATCGCAAGACACGCGAAGACTTCTTCCGCACTATCAGCGAAGCAGGATTTAACTGGTCACTTTCCGTAAACCAAAAGATCGACCTCTACGAAATTTACTGGAGGGAGTTCGACGGCAAGATCAGCAAGGCGATTATTCTTCAAGACTATCAACCCATCTCGGACTATATCAACTCCAACATCAAAGGAGCAGGCAAGATTAGCGAAGATGATGTCAGAAGCCAACATGGGTTTATGATGCTCAAGATTGGACTCTTTAACTCATGGGATGAGATCATGTATATGTTGACTGACTCGGTTGGCAGCGGACTCTTCCAAGACATTAAGAGCCAAGCGGAATCAGCTTTCGTCGCCTGCCGCCAGTATGACTTCACCATGAACTCATTGGTTGATGCCGTGCGACTCAACTCCATGTTGATGATCGAAGGTCAAGGCCCAGACGCAACGAAGATGTTGAAGCAAATGGAATGGTTGCCAATCAGCGTAATGCCAGATGGTGCAAAGTTCATCCAGAACCGTTTCCAGCTTCCAGTAGCAGAAAGCATGAGCTTTATGCAGTTCTTCATGGGAGATATGTATCGCGGCATGGGGCAGTATCGCATCAATGCTCCTACCGCTGGAGGAAAGCAACGCACCAAAGGCGAAGCAGAATTGGATGCCGCTGAGTCTGCAAAACTATCTGGAACTCAGATTCGCCGATTCAACGAGTGCCAAACCCTCTACTTCAAACAACTCTACAAACGCTTCGTAAATGCTAAGTCAAGCGATGATGGATACGAATATGTTAAGAAGTTCTATGAAGTATTGGAAGAACTCGGAACTCCGAAAGAAGCCGCCGCTTGGAAGAACATCACAAGCATCCGTTCTAACCTCATCAATGGGGCAGGTAGTCCGTCATTCAAGCTCATCACGGCAGAGAAGCTATTGCAGATTACAGCAATTACTCCAGCCAACGAAGGGCAAGAGAACGCAGTTAAAGATGCAATCGCGGCACTCTCTGGCAGAGACAACGTAGCTCGCTACCGGAATACTAAACCAACTAAGATTACTGATACCGCTCGCGTAATCGGGTTTGAAAATGCTGGCATGACGGATGCGTTCGTTAACCCGCAAAACTTCCCTGTGCTGCCAACTGATCCACATATCGAACACGCAGTTGGTCACTTGCAGGATATGATGATGCAGTTGCAGATGAACCTGCAATCTGTGCAGCAAGGTCAACCAGAGCTTGCAGAGCTTTCCAAGGCAGTTCGCTCAGTCAAATTCAAAGGTGGTCACATCATGGCGCACGTTGAGTATATCAGTAAAGACCAATCTAAGCAGGACTTTTTGAAACAATTCATGCAGGGAATGAATGAAGCACAAGCAATGGCCGACGAACTTCAACAAGTTTACGTCCAAATGGCTGAAGCTGAAGCTCAGAAATCCGGTCAACCTAACTCCGAGGAAGACATCAAATTGCAATACCTTGCTGCTAAATCTGGTATCGAAATCGACACCAAGAAGAAACTTGCTGACATCTCGGTTGGCAAGGCTTCTATCAGTCATGCTCAACGCACTGAGCAACGCAAAGAACAAGGCATTACTCAGCTCGCACTTCAGAAGGCTAAAGCTCGCGCCGAAATTCAGAAGGAGAAATCCAAGCAAGCAGCAATGCAAGGCAAAGCTCCAGAGATGGAAGAGCCAAAGATGGAAGAAGAACCAGAAGAAATGGAGACTGAAACCGAAAAGGTTGAGACTCCAGAAGAAACTGAAGAAGTTGAGATGGAAAATAATATCACACCAATGCAATGACAACCGAAAAAGTAAAATCCCTATGCGCGGCAATAACCTCACACGAAGACTGGAACAAACTACAGGCGTATCTGCTGCTTAACGTAAACCCACCAGAAGGAGTAACCACGCTTATCCATGCAATCAAAACTATTGATGCTATTGGAACGGAAGAGCAAGGAGCATTCAAAAAAACAAAAGCTACTGCAAAACATAAAGAGCCTGCGGATAGCACGATTGATCCAGACCTCGACGAAATCTAATTTATGGCAGACACAAACGACACAGCAGACGTAATTGCGGAACTGAAATCCAAACCTCAAGTCCCGATTAAAGGTAACACATCTGACTTCCTCAAGAAGTTCAGCAAACAACAATCCGACGAAGGCAAGCCAAGTGCTACCAATGTTGGCGACCCTAACCTTGGAATAGCAAAATACAATGAAGAAGAACCACCAGAAGAAGTGGCGGGAGTTACCGAAGCTGAAATCACATCTGACCGAACAGGAAAAAAGAAAGGTTTCGTTGAGCGACAAATCGAAGAGAACCGCAAGCTCAAAGAAGAACTTGAGAAATACAAGAAAGATGAAATCCCCAAGTTTGAAACCAAAATCCAAGAACTTGAGCGAATGGTCTCCGAGTCAAAATCGACGGCAGAAACCAACCACTACCAAGAACAACTCAACAAAGCCAACCAAGAAAAGTTGGAAGTTGAGCAACAACTATCAGAACAGATCAAGGAACTCCGGGGTAAACTGGACTTCCATGACATTACAAGTAATCCAGACTTCAAAAAGACTTACCTCGATCCTATCAAAAGCACCTACGATACTGCGCGACAATTGTTATCGAATGATCCAGAACTTCTTAAAACATTCTCCCGCGCTGTCAATGCAAACGCCTCCAGCTTCAATGCGACTTCCGAAGAGGAGCGTCGAGCGGCTGAATTCGACCGCGAACAAGCATTCGATGAAATCGCAAACTCGCTCTCGCAATTCAAGCAGTATCAATTCGCAGAGCAAGCCAACAAATTCGTCAAAGCAACTCAAGACCACCATTCAGCTCTTGTCAACTTTGAAGAAACCAAGCAGAACATCCTTCAAACCGCTAAACAAAAAGAACAAGAAGGCAGGAACAAGTATCTGAACCAGTGGCGTGAAGGCTACAAGAATACTCAGCAAGAGATTGATCGGGCGACTGAAATCCCAGATACGATTGCTGACTACATGAAGGAGAAGGGAATCAAGTATGACATCTCCCGCGACGAGGCTATTGCTTTGGCGGCTACCCAGCAGACCAATGAGCAGGCATCAGTTGAAGACATGAACCGACTGATCCACCAAGGCCGCGCCTATCAGAAGATTCAAGCACAACTGAAAGCATACCAAGAGATGGTAAAAGAGAAAGATGAGTATATCGCACAACTAAAAGGTTCGTCGCGCATCTCATCATCATCAAGTGCATCGGATTCCCAGAAACCAAGAATGAGCATTACGGAAGGACTGGCTGCTAAACTTGCGAAATTCTCACCGCAAGGTCGAACGGCATAAGCCTTACATTCCTAAATCTGGCATAGATGGGGGAGGTAGTTTGTCGCTGTTCTACCTCCCCCAATTTTTTTTAAAAAAACTCTTGACATAGCAAATAGGTGATTGCAATGTCCGTTCAAAGAGAAATCCGAAATTATCGTTTACGATAAAATTAGGGATTCAGCCGCACTCTGGCTGGCGAGTATCAGAACTCGCATGAAAATCTGTTTCCGGACTGGTCTCGAAAGAGACACCGAGGGTTGAACTCCGGCTCGAAACCAACAAGCATTCGCTTGGGGCTTTCGGGCCTTTTGCGTTTGTGAACCAAAACTAAACCAAAACCAAAATCAAACTCAAACAAAATAAATATTATGGCATCAGATCAGCTATATTTCAACAGTTGTGCCGAGATTGACAGTTTCTTCCGCGAGGGCCGCGAATATTTCAACGACCTCTACGTTAAGAAGCTCGTCACCAACTCTGCATATTTCACCCGTTTCGAGGAGCAAGCATGGCCTCTTAACCACACAACCGAGCAGAAAGCATTCCGCTTTGGCCGTGGATTCCACGATCCTTGCGCTCCTTTCCGCACGATCACCGACACCTACTGCGAGACTGATTCTTGCGATAGCAAACCCGAAGTCATTCAGCGTCCCGGCACTGAGAGCTACACTTTCGAGCTTCTCCGTAAAGAGATGACCACTGACTGGATTTGCGTTGAGAGCCTTCTCTATCGCCTCTTCCCTGCTGAAGAGATTCTCCAGTTCGAGGAGTCGAATGCCCGTATCACCAAGAACGTCCACGAAGAGTTCCTTCGCAGCAACTACATCGGTGGTTCTGGACACAAATGGATGGGCATCACCACGGATGACGGCACTTACTGCGGACTCGTTGACGATGCAGCATGGTTCGTTCCAGAGCATACGCTCAACAACGAAGCTGGCTACGACCTCTGCGCTCTTCGCGTTAAGATGGCTCCAGCCGACCTCAACAAGATCGCTTATCTCTCGCTTGATATGCTCGACGATGCTCTCGTTGACCTCCAAGACGAAGATGACGCTTTCCGCCTTGATCTCCAAGACGCGACTGGTCAGCCTTTGCTCGACATCGTTATCCCTGATCCTCAAGTTGGCCGTGCGCTTTACTTCCAAGCCAAGCGCAACAATGGTTACTGGGATGCTAACACGGACTTCGATGAGCGTCTTACCCGTCTGAAGCTCGGCATCAATCGTATCATCGGCGACTACGCCTTTGGTTACGACATCAACGCCGCTCGCTTCAACGCTGACACTGCCTTCAACGCTGGTCTCGCTCCATTCAATGAAGCTGATCCTGCGACATGGGCGCGTCTCGTTCGCGTTCCTCGTTACATCAAGATCGTCCAAGAAAACGGATGCTCCTATGTTCCTAACCGCGCTTACCGCAATGCCGACTTCGGTATCTCGGTTGCTATGGTGAACAAAGCAATGTGCAAATGGACAATGCCATCCTCGACTGGATACGGCCAAGCCCAACAGATGACCCAGAACTACGCTGGTGATTGGGAATGGAAGAACCCAGATTGGGAGTGCAACCGCTGGCGCAAATCGGGCTTCTATCAAGCCCAGTTCCGTCTCGCCGCACAGGTCAAAGACCCAACCATCATGCACTCGTTCCTGCATCGCCTGCCTAAGAGCAAGAACCTCTATGGTTCCTGCTGCCCAGTTCAGAGCTACATCGTTCCTGAGAACAATCAGGACTGCTATAGCTGCGCTGGTGTGGGTGACATCGTTGTGCCTTCCTAAGTTAAATAGGGGAGGGGCTTATTCAAGCCTCTCCCCACAACCTTAAATAAAATACAAAATATGTCTAATTCACGACCACTCGCTTATGATCGCGTCAACCTGTTTGGCCCGATTGCCGTTAACCTCCTCGCTACTGGAGACGCTGACCTCCTCGTTCTTAACGACGAAGACACCAAGTTCTTTCCAACAAGCATCGTTCTGGAAACTGCCTACGCTCGCGGAACCACTGCCACCGATCCAGTTGTGATCGTTGACAACGGAACCACTGGCGAAAACATCACTTCCTCGCTGACCATCACGGACGCTCTTGATAACCAAGGTCGCTACAATCCTCTTACGATTGCCGCGAATCCTTTTGTCATCACTGGCTCCCGCAAACTCCGCTTGCTGAAAAGCACAGTTGGAGCTGGTCAAGCTACCGCAACTCGTTCCCGCACTTCGGGCGTTGCTACAATCGTAACTGGTGCTGCTCATGGATTCTCCACGGGCGATGTCATCACGATTGCCAGCATGACTGATAGCACATTCAACGATGTGCAGGCTGAAGTTACTGTCGTTGACTCGACTACCTTCACCTACGCAAACGCTGGTGTGAATGTTGCTTCCGGTGCTGATACCGCTGGACGTGTTGGCGCACTCTACGTGAATGCCTACGTTGTTGGCATCTACTACTAAACCTCAACCTTGGGTGGGGAAGTAAATACTTCCTCACCCTTACCCTTTCTAAATTATGGCTTGCTTCACCGATCTCGACTACCGCAATAAATCCTACCCGTTCGTCCAAACAATCGCCGCTGCCGCTGGCATTGATCCAATCTCCTATGGTTGCTATGACGCAGCTACTGATGCCGCTAAACTCTACCAATTTTATGTTGGACTCGCAACCATTGGTAGCCTCACCCCAGTTACTCAAAATTGCTTTGTGCAAAAAACTGAAGACCAGCAATACTATCTCACTAACGAAGCTCTTGCTGCTGCTCTTGCGTAATTATCGTAACCGATAAAATATTATGGCACTCACTCAACCCTGCTTTACCAATCTAACTCCAGATCAACAGAATTTCAATATCTATGAATCTCTGAAAGAGATTGCGGGGTTTGAGATTCCTGCCTACGATCAGATTGATATTACATATTACGGAGTAACAAACAATATTGCCACTGTGCAGTATCTAAAAGACGGAACCCCAGTTGCAACGCTAACTCTTACCTACGCTATCCAACCTCCAGTTGCCAATGATGCTAATCTGACAACTGTGTCTGTAGCTTACCCATAAAATATGGCACTTACATTCAATCCATTCACAGGTAAACTTGCTTTTACCGGAAGTTCAGCAACCGCTGGAATTGGCGCAACAGGAGCCACTGGCCCAAGTGGTGGCCCGACAGGAGCTACGGGAGCAACTGGCGAAGCAGGCGCAACAGGCTCTGGAAGCACCGGGGCAACTGGTTTAGTTGGCGCAACAGGTGCTACAGGAACCTCTGGTGGACAAGGTAGCACAGGAGCCACTGGTTTGTCTGGCAATGACGGAGCTACAGGAAGCACAGGCGCAACAGGCGTTGCTGGATCACAAGGTTCCACAGGTGCTACCGGAATCGCTGGAGGTCAAGGTTCGACGGGGGCAACCGGAACTGCTGGCGTTGATGGTGCTACAGGAGCTACTGGCGTAGGTGCAAGCGGGGCAACGGGTGCTACAGGTTTGCAAGGTGCTACAGGTTTGACAGGTGCTGGTGGAGCGTCTGGTTTTTACGGATCATATTTTAGCAATGTCGATCAAACCGCTGCCGCTATTAATACTGCATATGCAATGACAGTAAATAATGTCATCGGACAAAATGGCATTTCTGTTGTTAGTGGATCACAAATTACTTTTACAAGCCCGGGAACATACGACATTCAATTCTCCGCTCAATTGCATAACAATGGTGGTGGAGGTGGCGGGGATATTGTTCAGATTTGGTTCCGTAAAAATGGAACTGATATTCCAGAT